GAGGGCGAGACCGGATGGCTGGTGTGGCATCAGGAGCTGATGGGCGACCCGACCCAGCTCGAGGTCTGGAAGCAGTTGGATCATGTGCTGGCCACCGCCTGGTCGACAGCTTGCGGGAAGGAGTTGAAGATCGCGCAGATGGCGATCGACTCGGGCGGCCACTGTACGCATGAGGTCTACAACTATGTGCGTGAGCGCGTGCGGCAGGGCGTGGTGGCGATTAAGGGAAGCAGCCGTCGCAACAGTCCGGCGGTGGGCAAAGGGAACAAGGTGGACGTGAACTGGCGCGGGAAGGTGCTGAAAAAGGGCGTGACGCTGTACCAGTTGGGGACGGACACGATCAAGACGACGCTGTTTGGGAGGTTGCGGCATAACGAAGCGGGCGGCAGCTTGAACTTCGGGATGGCTGCTGATGAGGAATACTTCCGGCAGTTGACCAGTGAACGGCAGGCACTGCGATATCACCGAGGGTTTCCGATCAGGGAGTGGGTGAAGAAGTCGGGTGATCGAAATGAAGCGCTGGATTGTGCGGTGTATGGGTATGCGGCGCTGCTGATTTACAGCCGACGGATGAATCAGGCAACGATGTGGCAGCAGTTAGCGCAGCAGATGGAAGAAGGGAAGAAGGCACCGCTAAGATCAAGGAAACAGCCTGCGCCTGCGGCTGGTCCCGGATTCGTGAGCAACTGGTAGGCCGTGAACATTCCGAGCGAGATCAGAGCAGGCGACACGATCCAGTGGCGGGATGTCGAGGGCGTGGACAACCTTGGCAACACTGTGAGCAGTGCTGCCTATACGTTGACCTACTACCTGCGCACCAATACAGCAAGCGAAGGCGCGACGGCGGTCGGCACTGCGTATGGGACTGGCTGGGAGTTCAGCATCGCCGCGGCCACCAGCGCTGGGTTCGATGCTGGCACCTGGTACTGGCAGGCAGTTGCGACCAAGACTGGCAGCACGATCACGTTGGGTAGCGGCCAGCTGACGGTGTTGGCAGCGTTGAGCTACTCGGGCACACCGGCAGCACTGGATGGACGGACGCAGGCGCAAAAGGATCTCGATGCGGTGCAGGCAGCGATCCGCGCCATCGTCTCCGGCGGTGTGGCGAAGGAGTACACGATCGGGAATCGAAGCCTGAAGAAGTACGACATGAAGGACCTGCTGGAATTAGAGAGCAAACTGAAGGCTGAGGTGAAGCGCGAGCAGATGGCGGACTTGATCGCCAACGGCCTGGGCAACCCCCACAATCTGTTCGTGAGGTTCTGAGATGGGACTGAGGACTCGACTGTTTAAGGCAATGGGGTTCGAGCCGGTACGGCCTCGGCAGCGTGCGTATCAGGGTGCGCGCGTTAGCAGGTTGACGGCTGACTGGGTGACCAGTGGCACCAGCGCCGATAGCGAGATCAAGTCGAGCTTCAAGAGCCTGCGTAATCGGGCGCGGCAGTTGTGCCGCGATAACGACTATGCGCGGCAGGCGGTCCGATCAATCCAGAACAATGTGATCGGGCACGGTATCCGCCATCAGGGACAGGTGCGGATGCAGCGCGGCGGGCGGTTGGATGAAACGGTGAACGGCCGCATCCATGAGGAGTGGGAGCGGTGGATGCATAAGAACCGCTGTGATGTGAGCGGCCTGCTCGGCTTCCACGATATGGAGCGCCTGCTGGTGCGGAGCTTGGCGGAATCGGGTGAGGTGTTCATCCGCATGATCAAGCGGCCGTTCGGCGATAGCCGGGTGCCATTTGCGCTGCAGGTGCTCGAGGCGGATTATCTGATTGATGATGAAGTGCCGCAGGCCAGGGATGGCAACACGGTGCGGATGGGCATCGAGGTGGATCAGTACCTACGGCCGCAGGCGTATCACTTCTATGCCAACCATCCGGGTGATACCTATGCGGGCAATGCGCGGACGAATGGCCGCCGGATCCGGGTGCCTGCTGATGAGGTGATCCATCTGTTCATCCCGGAGCGACCCGGCCAGACCAGGGGCGTGACGTGGTTCGCCTCGGCGCTGATGCGGCTGCACATGCTGCAGGGCTATGAGGAGGCGGAGGTGGTGCGCGCACGGGCGAGCAGCGCACTGATGGGATTCATCAGCAGCCCTGAGGGTGAGTTGGTGGGCGATGAGGTTTATGAAGGCGAGCGCGTCAGTGAGTTCCAGCCAGGGGTGTTCAAGTATCTGCAGCCGGGCGAAAGCGTGACGGTGCCGGACTTGAACGCACCCGATGGTCAGCTTGAGCCGTTCACCAGGTCGATGCTGCGTGCGGTGGCGGCTGGTGTGGGCGTTTCGTTCGAGTCGATCAGTAAGAACTTCTCAGAGAGCAACTACAGCAGCAGCCGGTTGAGCCTGCTGGATGAGCGCGATACGTTCCGCGTGTTGCAGCGGTACATGATCGAGAACTTTCATCAGCCGGTGTTTGAGGCATGGCTTGAGATGGCCGTGCTGAGTGGTGCGTTGAGCCTGCCTGGGTACGAGAGCAACCCAGACCGTTATCGCGCTAGCCGTTGGGTGCCGCGGAGCTGGGACTGGGTGGATCCACAGAAGGAGGTAGATGCTTACAAGACAGCGGTGCGGTGTGGATTTAAGACGCTCGGCCAGGTGATCGCTGAGCAGGGCGGTGATCTTGAGGATGTGCTGGTGGCGCGTCAGGCGGAGCTGGCGATGCTCGATGAGCTGGACATTGTGACCGACACCGACCCGAGCGAGGTGACGGAGGGCGGTGCGGTGCAGGCTGCTATGCCGATGGGTGCGACGCCAGCGTTTGAGGAGACGGAGGCACCAGTTGAGGAGGAGGAGTACGAGGAGCTATCGGTGCTCGAGGATCCGACCGAGGCGCCTGAGGATTGATGGCAACGATCGAGGGGCAGGAGATTGACCTGATGCCCACGGAGGGCATGAAGGAGGAGGCGCAGCGCTATCGGGATTGGAAGGCTGATGGTCGCGATGGTGGCACCGAGGTGGCAGCTACGCGAGCTGGGCAGATCCTTGGTGGTGATGAGTTGAGTGCTGACACGGTGATCACGATGGCGGCATGGTTCGCGCGGCATGAGGTGGATAAGCAGGGCGAAGGATTCAGTCTTGGTGAGGATGGTTATCCATCACCGGGGCGTGTTGCATGGGCAGCATGGGGCGGAGATGCTGGTCAGGAATGGGCTACATCAAAGGCCGATAGAATCAAGGCATTACAAGAAAGAAGCGCCGTGGACTTAGAGCGCCCCTATCCGAACGAACATGCGGCTCGGTTGACTGATCCCGAGCAATATGACTCGTTGCGTCGAGAGAACGATGCGGGCGGCTCAGGCATTGACTTCATCTACGGGATCAAGGAAGGAACGTCTGAGATTCAAGCGATCCGGTTTCGTAGCTCGCAGTTCACCCCGGCTGAGGCGCGTGAATGGTTGGCCGAGCATGACTTCGATCCGATCATGTTCGAGGAAGCTACGGGCGATGGTGAAGCTGAGCGTGCTGCACCGGGTGAGCTGAGCGAGGGCGACTTCGTGCAGTGGGATTCAAGCGGTGGCACTGCGCGCGGCCGGATCGAGCATGTGATGCGTGAAGGCACGCTGGGCGTACCCGACACCGAGTTCAGCATTGAGGCTAGCGCCGAGGATCCTGCTGCTCTGATTCGCATCTACCGCGAAGGCGATGAAGGCTGGGAGGCGACCGAGACGCTGGTCGGCCATAAGTTCTCGACGCTCACCAAGATCGCGGCATTGCGCAGCCTGACTGGCAAGTACCAGCGCAGCGAGATGACTGCGTTCGATGAGGTGGAGGAGCGGACCTACGAGTTCCCATTTAGCTCTGAATATCCGGTTGCTCGATACTTCGGCAATGAGATCCTTAGCCATGAAGGCAAGGCGGCTGATCTCAGTCGTCTGAACGATGGCGCTCCGCTGTTGTTCAACCACAACCCCGATCGCGTGATTGGTGTAGTGGAGCGTGCGTATATCGACGGCAATAAGCGCCGGGGCTATGCGCGCGTGCGGTTCAGCCGCAACCCATTCGCTCAGGAGATCTTGAGCGATGTGAAGGATGGCGTTCTTCGAAATGTCTCCTTCGGCTACTCCATCGACAAAATGGAGGAGCGTGGCAGTGGCGATTTTGTCGCTACTGCTTGGTCTCCTTACGAGATCAGCGTCGTCTCGGTTCCGGCTGACCCCGGCGTCGGGATAGGCCGATCTCTGCAGGATGACACTGCTGCTTCGGCAGCACCAACACCCGATCCCATTCCTTCAATGGAAAACACCACCCCCGATCTGGCCGTGGTGCGTGCTGAAGCCGCCGAGGCTGAGCGCGCCCGCATCTCAGATATCACCTCCCTGTGCTCTAAGCACGGCATGGAGGATCTTGGCCGGCAAATGGTCGAGTCTGGTCGTTCAATCGACGAGGCTCGTGCTGCTGTCCTCGACAAGCTCAACATTCCCCAGGAGACCGTGACCATGCAGGCCGCCGACATTGGCCTCAGCGAGAAGGAGAGCCGCAGCTTCTCCTTCCTGCGTGCCATCAACTATCTGTCCAACCCGACC